GTTTGGAAGTAAATCCTTTTCTATATTCCTTCTAATAATATCTCTTACCACGTCTAACGCTTTTAAAGATAACAAAGTTAATTTTTCTAGGTTTTTTAAATATTCAAAAGGATCTTCGTTCTCATAGGACAGTCTTGCTAGGTTTATTGTATTCACTTTTACACTTCCAACTTCAAGTGCGGTTCCTCCAATGGAATTAAAATATCCTAAGTCTTTAACGTCTGAGATAAGACGACAACAATTAGAAAGAGAAGTAACATCTTTACTAATAAAAAAATTACTATCTGCCCATTGCATATTATGATCACTGCACCACCTCGCGAAGTCTTCATCAGCGAATTTGCCGTTCTCTCTTAATAGAGCAAAGCTTAATACTGGAAAGGTCATCATATTTTGACTTCTAACTTTTGAAGCTACCCTCATAAAGTCTTTTTGATATTCAATTAATTCATCTATATATTCTATAATATAACTCCCATCTGGATATTGCTTCCCTCCGAATAAGGCTTCTAAATAAGATCTGTCAAAAATACTAAAATTAGTAAAGGCACTTTGAATTCCACCTCGTAGATAAGGTTGATTTAGTTTATATAACATCTCTTGGAAACATTGATCTCTATAATAGTCTTCAGTCTTCATAATATAACCTTTCTCACAATCTTTCTTCCAAAAATAATAAGAATAGATTAAAAAAGAAGGAAGTCCAACTGCTCCACTTGATCTATTACAGGTCCAACTTACAAACTCTCCTACAAAATCAGTATAGGTATTTAGATGTTTAGGTGGTTGGTAGTTAAAGTTTTCTATGAAGAATAATCCCTTAGTAACAAGCGCCTCAAGATCATAAGCGTAACAATAGGGTTTCATTGTAGAGTTATAAGCATCATGAAGATATAAATGTCCATCCCATTCATTCTTCAACCAGCTATTTGCAGTTTTAAAACTATATTGTTTATTTAATTCATAGTAAATTTTATTAAAGGATAATAATTTAGAATGAGGTTTACTCATTTCATATTCAAGAGAGACAATATCTTTATGGTCAACGTTCGAGTTGCCATCAATAGAAGCATCTGTAACTTTTTGTTTATCTATAAAATTTGAAATAAAATCTGTATATGAAAGCTGGGAGTCAGCAAAACCATTTAGTTTCGCCATTTCTTCTCCATACTCTACGGTCATTTTATTATATTGTGTTGTGAAGTTTTTCATTAACTTTACATTAATATTCATATTTGTTCCTCCATTAGATAGCCCCAGTGATAACCACCAGCAGTCTTCAGTCTACCTTGACAACAGGTAGTTATATTTGGTCTACAGATTCCAGTTTGTAAAGATGCTTCGGAAGCTGATTTAAATCTTCTGTCTAATTCAAGACAAAAAATTGGTTTTACTCGCTTATCAATTAATTTTTTAAACTGTTGATTTTTTTCTTCATCTGCATATTGCCAGTGATAGCCATATGCAGTTATTAATTTTCCTCTACAACAAGCAATTATATTGGAATTAGCATAATTAAAAAATCTTTCTACTTCTTTGGCGCTAGAATAAATAATTCATGTCTCTATGCATAAAATTCTTTCTTTTGTATGGCAACTATTGCTCATCTTTTCTTTTGACGAATCAGAATATTGGTTATTTAATCCACCAGATTTTATGTTATAGCCGTTATCAATGGTACTAAAGGTTTTAATATAATATTCTTCTGTTTTATTAGCTTCTTCTAAAGTAAGATTCTCTTCTAATATTTTAAAAGAAAAATTTTCTATCCCATGTTTTTGAATGGCAGAATAGAATTTAGTGCAACCCTTATAATTAGAGGGATGACATCTTCGACTAATATTTTTACTTTGTCCTATATACTGCTTTTTATTAATTCTATTAGTATAACAGTATATAGAATAAATATTATTATTAATATTCATTATTCTCTTCCTGTTGTTTGCGAGAGCGTAACGTAATCTGTTGTCTTAATGCTACTAGCATTTCAAACATTTGATAAAGCCCCTCTTGTTCTATTTGATTTTGAGCCTGATTTAATAATGAAATAAATGGGTTTTTCAATTTTCTTCCTCCTGTTGTTTAATCCATTCAAATGCTGCTTTAAAATTTAGTTTAGGTTTAGCATCTATTTCTAAAATGGGAACTTGTTTTATTCCTAAAGATAATAATTCATTAAGGTCATTAGCTTCTTGAAATTTTATTCCTTTCTTATTCATTAATTCTTTTAAAATCTTACATTTAGGGCATCTAGATGTTGTATATAGAATAATCATATTATTACTCCTTGTACAACATTAACGCTAATGTTTTTTAATACTGCTTGTCCTAATATTACATCCTTATTTTTTTCCCGAAAGTATTGTTCGGCTAATCCAACTGCATCTATAGCATTATTAGCATTTATAAAAAAAGTTTCATTTAATCGAATATCTTCATATTCTGCATTATTACAAAAATTTACCTTAAATATCATTATATAACCTCCTCCCAGTTTGTGTTTTCAAATATATATTCTTTGCGTTGTTCTAATTCAGTCCCCATTAACATATTAAAATAATATCCTGCTTGTTGACCATCTTTCATTGTAAATTGAGTATAACGTCCATTTTCTGAAAAAATTGTGTCTTTAAAAATTTGCGCAGATGCTTCTCCCAAACCTTTCATTCTAAATATCTCTCCTTTGGGAAGCTTAGCCATTTCATCTTCATCGTATGCATAATATACTTTTTTACCTTTAGTAACCTGATATAATGGAAAATTAGCTCTATAAATTTTTCCTTCTTTTAATAGTTCAGGATAAAATTTATAAAAGAAAGTGAGTAATAAACAAGCGATAGAATGTCCATCTACATCTGCATCAGTAGCGATAACAATTTTACCATATCTTAATTTTTTAATTCTAAATTTTTCACCATACCCACATCCTAAAGCTATCATAATTTCTTTATATTCTTCATTCTTTAAAATATATTCTAAATTCTTTTCTTTTAATACATTAAGTCCTTTACCTCTACAAGGAAAGACTGCGATTTTATCTCCATCACGTGCTTTAGCAATACCTCCAGCAGCACTTTTTCCTTCAACTAAAAATAATTCAGAAGTTTCATCATGATGGCGACAATCAATTAACTTACCAGCAAGTACAACTTTTTTCCTTAACTCTCTTTCAATATCACTATTTTGTTCAAGAACTGCGGATCTTGCTTTTTCTGCCGCACGTTCAGCTTTCAGCTCTCTGGTTAAAAATTCTTCAATCTTCTTAAACTCTTTTGAATTTAATTGTGAAAAACTTTTAATTGCTTCTGAGAAAGCTTTATCAGCAAGAGTTCGTAGTTCTGGATTGTTTACTTTTGTTTTAGTTTGATCTGAAAAAGAAGCATTAGGTATCTTTGCATTTACTATATAGATTAATCCCGTACGTGCTAAATCTCCTGTTAAAGTTTCAAAAAGTAAATTATTGATTGTTCTAGTAATAGCAGTCTTTGCGCCAGTTAAACTAGTACCACCTGCAACATTATGTAGTCCATTCGTAAAAATATAAGAAGCTTCTTTACCATGAGTCCATTGACAAGCTACTTCAACTTCAATCCCTTTTTCTTTAATAACAAGAGAAATAGGAGTTGAATTAACTGGTTTTTTTACTCTTTCTTTTATTAAATCTAAAACTCCATTACGTGAAAGAAAAGTAATTTTTTCTTTTGTAATATGATTAACTAAATCAAATCTTAATCCTTTATTTAAAAAAGACCAATTTTTACAAATTTCTTTTATTTTATCAAAATTAATTTTTATTGGTTCTAATTTATAAACTTCTTGATCTGGAATAAATTCAACAGAAGTTCCTGTTATTTTATCCTTAGTATTTTCTATTATAAAACTTCTTTTAATTCCTTTATCGAGAATTAAAGTTGCAATTTGACCATCTCTTTTACTCTTAGCTTCAAAAAACAAAGAAGATAAAGCAACTCCTTTTGCGCCTATTCCATTCATACCAATAACACTTTGATAAATTTTTTCATTAAACTTACCACCACTATGCGCAGACATATAGATTGCTTCCATAGCTTCTGTTTTATCTTCACGAAGACCGAATGGACAACCTCTTGCCCAATCTGTAATTTTAATTCTATTCTCAGGATAAAAATCTATTAAAATCTTCTTTCCAAAACCCATCGCATATTCATCTATGCTATTAGAAATAATTTCTTTTATACATTGAAGAATACCAAGATTATCAGC